TTTACATGGAGGCCCTCCGCAAAGCGGTGGAGACCGGCGAACCGTATCTAAAGGAGCCGACGTATGAAGAGTTCGGGCATTAGGGCGCGACCGGTATTCACAGAGCGAGGCGCATATAATTACTTCGAAAGAGTATAACTACGACAAGGAGGCGAACGAATTTTATGGTAAGATTAAAAAATATAGTGACGAATGGTATTTTCCTGGAGTGTGATATTTTTCCGGAAGATAGCAAAGAGCCTGGCCTCCTAAAGGTAGATCGAGAAAATGGAAACATGGTTTCTTATAAACTCCCTAAAGGGTATGAATATTGTTTGAATCATGTTTACCACGCTAGACGTGCCCTTTTTGATCTGTATAAGAAAAACGATGTTACAGAAGAAAAAACTATAATGTGGAACTAAAGCGCCACCCATGAGGACGGCGCTTTTTTCATGCCAAAATAATCAAGGATCATTTTCGTGGAGTCACGAAGATGGTCCTTTTTTATTGCAAAAATTGACCGGCCCGACGTCGCAAAACTACGGGCGCGCAGGGGAAGCGACCCCCGAGAACAAAGCGAAGCGCGGGAAAGGATCAGCATGGACAGAAAATTTTTAGAAAATCTTGGTCTGGAAAAGGAAACCATCGACAAGGTGCTGGACGAGGCGTCGAAAGACATCGGCAAGCAGAAAGCGGCGATTGACGCCAAAACCGAAGAACTGAAAACCGCCAATGCAACAATCAATCAGCTGCAGGAAGCGGCAAAACAGTTTGACGGCGTGGACGTGGCCGCATTGCAGCAGCAGATCACCGACCTGCAAGCCAAATATGAAGCCGACACCCAAGCAATCAAGCGGGACGCCGCTTTGAAGCTGGCAATCGGCGGAAGGGTCCATGACCCCAGCGACGTGATCCGGCTACTGGACACGGACAAGCTGGAACTGGACGATGACGGAAACTTAAAAGGCAGCATTGACGACCTTTTAAAGCCCATCAAGGAAAGCAAGCCGTACCTCTTTGTGGAGGACAAGGGCAGCACCCCGCCACCGGTAAAGGGGACAAAGCCCGCCGAAACCGGAACCGGGAATCCTCCGAAAACCTATACGCAAGAGGAATTGGGGAAAATGTCTATGGCGGAATACCGGGAATACCGGGAATCCCAGGGCAATTTCCCGAAGAACTAAAAAAGGAGATGTAAAACAATATGGCAAACACCTTTTTGACCCCCGACGTGATCGCGCGCGAGGCGTTGATCGTACTGGAAAATAACCTGATCATGGCGAACCTGGTACACCGCGACTATTCCAACGAATTTGTCAACGTGGGCGACACCATCACCGTAAGAAAGCCCGCATCTTTTGTGGCGAATAACTTCACCGGATCCATCATCCGGCAGGATGCTACCGAGGACAGCGTACCGGTGAAAATCGACCGTCATCGTGACGTGTCTTTCGACGTGACCTCCAAGGAAATGACCCTGGATATCCGGGACTTTTCGGAGCAGCTGATTTCCCCGGCCATGCGCGCCATTGCGCAGGCGGTGGACGCCGACATTTTGAACGAGGTCGCCAACGTTTCCAACACCGTGGCGGCAACGGCTAACCCCACCAACCTGGCGGATATTGCGAACCTGTCCAAAACGCTGGACATCAACAAGGTACCGCTGGATATGCGCCGCCTGGTGCTGAACCCGACCCACAAATACCGCTATGCTCTGACCGATAACCTTTCCAAGGTTTCTTATGCGGGCAACGGCGAAACCCTGCGAAATGCGGAACTGGGAAGTGTCTATACCCTGGACACTTACATGGACCAGAACTGCCCGGACACCCTGGCATCTACTGCCGGAACCGCGACGGCGTACAAAATCACCGGTACCAAAGACCAGAAAAAGGTCGCATTGTCCAGCGTAACCGCTGCAAGCGCGACGGTAAAGAAAGGCGACGCCTTTATCCTGGACGGCTATCTGTACCGCTTTGATGCGGACGCGACTGCAGCCTCCGGCGCAGTCAGCGAGGTAGCCATCGATATGCCGCTGGTGAAAGACTACACCAACGCCGACGCGTATCTGGTCAACAAACCCCATTCGCTGGCATTCCACCGCAATGCGATTGCGCTGGTTACCCGTCCTTTGGCGCTGCCGATGGGAGCGGCGAAAGCGGCGATCATGTCCGACAATGGCCTGGGCGTTCGCGTGGTGTATGGCTACAACCAGGATACCAAAAAGGATACCGTTTCCCTCGACATCATCTACGGCATTAAAACGCTGGACGCCAATATGGCGGTTAAACTGATCGGCTAAAAGGGGGATATCCTCCATGCTGGAAAAGCTTAAACTGATTTTAGGGGTTAAGGACGCCGAACAAGACGGCGTCCTTTCCTTTGCTTTGGAAACGGTGCAGGATGAGGTGAAAAACTACTGCCACATTGACGAGATTCCCACCGCACTGGAAAACATTGTGGTCCGTATGGCTGCAGACCTTTGCCGGTCGGAGGGCTACGGGCAGGCGGAGAAGCCGCAGACAGCGCAATCCGTCAGCCGCGGGGATGTTACTGTCAGCTATGGCAACGGTTCGGCAATCGCAGAGATCACCGGAGCGAAATCCATTCTGGACGACTACGCGGCGCAGCTGAACGCGTTTCGGCGGTTAAGGTGGTGACGGGTATGTTTGGCAATCCATACGCAGAGAGAATGGCCCTGGAATCGACCTGTGAGGACACGGCCACCATTACCCGCGCAGGATATCAAAAAGCCGCTGACGGGTTCGACAAGCCCCAAGACGGCGAGGTTTACACAGACATCATCTGCGCCTTGTCAAAGGTCAGCGACACCAGCGCACAGACGGACGTGCAGCAGAATATCCGCAGGGATATGACGCTGTTTGTCTCTCCGGACAAGGATATCCACGCCGGGGACCGTGTGACGGTGAAACGGTTTGGACGGATTGACGGGGCCGACACATACGACCATCATTTTGAAGTCGTTGGGGTTCCGGTACGATATGCCACCCATGTGGAAATAGCTTTAAAGGATGTTGATATCGCATGAAAATGAAATTTGACATAAAAGAGCTAAAGGCATACCGTGACAAGCTGGAAGCCATGAAAAAGGACGCTCCCGCTATCATGGAAGAATTGGCCATCGGTGAGGGCGTTTACGCTGTGAAGCAGGCCCGATTGATTGCCAAAAATGATCGGATTGTCGATACCGGATATTATCGAATGAACTGGCATTGCGGCGACCGGGCAAACCCTGCCAGTGATTCCCAAAAACAGCATGACGGCAGCGCACCGAGGCGGAACGGAAAAAGCTATCAGATCGACGTATACAACAATCTGGATTATTCCGGCCACCTGGAATATGGTTTCCGAAGCCACTTTGTACCTGCAAAGCATCTAAGCGATGAATATCTGAAAAAGTTCCCGAAAGGGATGTATGTCGGGTCGCCCGGCGGATATGTGCAGGGCAAATATGTGCTGAAAAGGGCCATAAAGCGGACCGAAATCACGCAACAGGCGCGGCTTACCCGGAAATGGAACAAGAAAGTCAAGGAATACATGGAAAAGGGGGATTCCGGCAATGACAGCGAATGATCTTCTAAGCGCAATCGCCAAGAAGCTGGGGTCGCTTTATCCTGACCGAAAGGTATTTGACCGGAAGATCGACGCGAACGCGGACGGGAACCATTCTGTCCGCTGCATTAACCAGGAGCACGCAAAGCGTCTGGGGCGCAGGCGATACCGGTCATATTCCTTTGAAATCCTCTATTTCCAAAGGGAAAATGACCCTATGGTTTTCCACGATTGGGCCGATACCATGTATATGGAATTTGAAACGCTGACGGCTGGGGAAAATTCGTTTCATGTGACAAACGCCCACGCAGAGGCGGGGGACGATATGGTTTTCCGGTTTTTGTTCGACGTCGATTTTACCGGGCTTGTCGATCCCATTACCGAAAACCAGATGGAAACCCTTGCGACAACGGAGGTAATCAAAGCATGACAGCAGCAAAGAAAACAAAACCTAAAAAGACGGAAGCGGAAAAAGATTCTGCTCCGTCTTTTTTCAAATGGCAGCTCATTGACTGCAAAAAACTTGACGCTCCTCGCGACGTGATTATGGCCGTTTTGGACGATTCCAGGACCTACACGCTGGCGGAGGCAAAAGAAACGATCAAAGAATTTTTAAACAGAAAGGTGTGATTATATGCCAATCGGAGGCGGAACTTTCACCATGCAGAATAAGGTTATCCCCGGCGCATATATCAATTTCGTGGCGCTGTCCAACGTGATCACGTCCGGCAGCCGGGGAATCGCCGCCCTGCCCTTGGAGCTGAACTGGGGCGAAGAGGAAAAGATCATCAGTATGGATGTGGGCGATTTTAGCAAGGATTCCGCGAAAGTGTTTGGCTATGACGCCACGGCGGCGGAACTGCTTTTGATTCGCGAGGCGTTCAAAAGAGCAAAGACCTTGCTGGTCTATCGCGTGAACAGCGGAGGCACGAAAGCAACAAAAACCATCGGCGGGATTACTGTAACCGCGAAATGCGCCGGAACAAGAGGGAATGACATCCGTGTTGCGGTGATTACCAACCCGGACGGCGGATTTGATGTGGTGACCTATCTCGGTACCGAAACGGTCGCAAATCAGCACGTTACCACCGCAAGCGACCTGGAAGCAAACGACTTTGTAACGTTTGGAACCGGAACATTATCGGCGGCAGCTGCTACGGCTTTAACCGGCGGTACCAACGGAACGGCGTCCGGTACCACCTATTCGGCGGCACTGGCGGCGTTTGAGGTTGAAAACTTCAACGTGATCGGCTACCCCGGAACCGAGTCCGACATCAAAGCCCTGTTTGAGGCATTTATCAAACGGCTGCGAGACGACGACGGAAAGAAAATCGTCTGCGTATTGAACGACAAGGCCTCGGATTATGAGGGAATTATCAGCGTGAAAAACGGCGTTATCCTGGAGGATGGGACCACTGTTTCGGCTGACCAGGCGGTGGCATGGGTAACCGGCGCGTCCGCTTCGGCTCAAATGAACGAGAGTTTAACCAACACATCCTATGATGGCGCGGTTGGCGTGACGGTCAAATACTCCAAGACCCAGCTGGAAAACGCGCTGAAAGCGGGCGAATTTGTGTTTTATGCAGAGGACGGAAAAGCCCGTGTTCTGGACGACATCAACACCCTTACCACCTTTGGCGGCGGGAAAAGTGCCGACTGGACGAGCAACCGTCTTGTCCGTGTTATGGATTCCTGGGCCAATGATGTGGGCCGGATTTTCGGCAATTCCTATCTGGGCCTGGAAACCAACAACGACACCGGCCGGCAGCTTTTCAAGGCTGATCTGGTCGCGCTGGCTTTACAGTACCAGGCAATCGGGGCAATCAGCGACTTTTTCAGCTCGGATATTGAGGTCGCACAGGGCAGCGGAAAACGTGACGTTGTTGCAAACTGCCAGCTGAAACCGAACGACAGCATGAACAAGCTTTACATGACTGTCGTCGTAGAGTAGGAAAGGGGGAAGCATAAATGCCTAAAACTTTAAATTCCGGCGATACCATCAGCGGACGCGAGGGTCGCGCCTATGCAAAGATCAACGGAAATAACGAAGAGCTTTTTATGGCTAAAACCATTGAGGCCACCGTAGAAAAGGCAAAAAGCGAGGTAAAGGCCATCGGACGCCGCATGACCGGACACAAAACCACCGGCATGACTGGAACCGGCAGTATGACCCTGTATTATCTGACGACTTTGTTCCGGTCTTATCTCAAGCAGTACAAGGACAGCGGCGTGGACCTGTATTTCGATATGGTGATCGAGAACGAGGACCCCACCAGTGCGGCCGGCAAACAAACCGTACTGCTGTTAAACTGCAACCTGGATTCCACCATCTTGGCAAAGCTGGACGGAGACAGCGATGACCCGATGGAAGAGGATGCGGACTTTACCTTTGACGACTTCGATATCCTGACGCCTTTCAACAAAATCTAAGATAATCAGCAAATCCCCCGGCCTGTTATCTGGTCGGGGGTTCTTTGCGGCAAGGAGGCTTTTTATATGGGACTGCAAGAATTTTTAATGAACGAATACAAGGACGAAAAGATCACGACCGAGGTCATGATCTCGCCGTTTCCTCACCCCTTTGTGATTAGAAGTCTTACCCAGGCAGAAAACAAAGAGATTGAAAAATCCTGTACCAAGGTATCATTTGACAAAAAGACCAGACAAAAACAGGTTGAAACAGATAAAAACCTATACGCAACCCGTCTTTTGATCGCTTCTTGCGTAGACCCGAACTTTAAGGACGCGGATTTGCAGGCCAAATTCGGCGTGATCGGTGCGGAAAACCTGGTGGAAAGGCTGCTGAAACCCGGCCAGTATGCCGATCTTATGATCGCGGTACAGGAAATTAACGGTTTTGAGGACGAGGATATCAACGAATTGGTGGAAGCGGCAAAAAACTGATCGAGCAGGGCGACGGTGAGGCTACATATGCACACTACGCCCTGCACCGGCTGAAGATGAGCCTATATGACCTATACCCAGAACTCAAACTTGACCCCGTTCGGGTCCGCGCCTTTGTGTATGCTTCGGCCTCAGCACAAATCAAGTCCGAAGACAAGAGCCGGAAAGACGCAGAACGCCGTGCGAAAAAGAAATAGCAAGGGGGTAAAAAAATGGCGAGTATTTCAACGTCATTATCTCTTAAAGACCGGTTTACATCGACCCTAAACAAAGGGGTCAACAGTGTAGACCGTATGTTGAAAAAAATGAATTCCCTTGAACGTCAGACATCAACTATAAACCCGGCAAAGCCCTTTTCGCCATTACCTTCCAAGATTGACAACGCCAAGAAACGTTTGGACGATTTTATCCGAAAAAGCAAAGAAGCCCAGCAAAGCGCTGAAAAGGTCAAAAACTCATGGGGCGGCGTTGGGAGTGTAATCAAAACCGCAATGGCCGCATTTGGGGTCAAGCAGATTATTGACATCACCGACGATATGACGTCCGCAAAGGCCCGTCTAAGCCTAATGAACGACGGAAGCCAAACCGATGAAGTTTTACAGTCCAAAATCATGGAATCGGCGCAGCGGTCCCGCGCGGGATATCTGGACACAGCTTCCGCCATTGCCAAACTGGGTCTGAATGCCGGAAGCGCCTTTGCCAGCAATGACGAGACGATCGCATTTATGGAGCAGGTCAATAAACTGTTTGTCATTGGCGGTGCTTCGGCACAAGAGCAAAGTAACGCCATGACCCAGCTGACCCAGGCGATGGCGGCCGGAGCGCTGCGCGGTGAAGAGTTAAACTCCATCCTGGATGCTGGACCCGGTATTGCCAGAGCGATTGAAAAGTATATGGGCATTTCGGAGGGTTCCATCAAGAGCGTGGCTGAGCAGGGACTTGTAACCGCCGACGTGGTTAAAAACGCCCTGTTTTACGTGGCAAAGGACACAAACGAAATGTTTGAAAGTATGCCGAAAACGTTCGGACAGGTATGGACGCAGATCAAAAACAAGGCGCTAAGGGCTTTCGACGGGATTATGACCCGGATCAACGGCTTTTTGAACAGCGATTTTGGTACGCAGGTGATCAACGGTATTTTGCTTGGTATTACCCTGATATCAGACGGCGTCAGCTGGCTTCTTGACGGAGTAACGTGGCTTGGAAACGTCGTTTCCCAAAACTGGGGAATTATCGGTCCAATCCTTGGATTTGTTGCAGCATCGCTCGTTTTATGGGGCGCAACTCTTATCCCTGGACTTATTATGAAGCTTTGGGCGATGGTAGCGCCGGTTCTGGCGCAGGCTGCAGCTTGGGCACTTGTAAACTGGCCTATTCTCTTGATCGCCGCGGCGATTGTGGGCATCGGTATTTTGTTGAAAAAATTGGGGGTAACATTCGACCAGGTGACCGGATTCATTGGCGGCGTGATCGGCGGGCTATATGCCTTTATGTATAACATTGTCGCAGGAATCTATAATTATTGGGTTTCTTTTGTCGAGTTTTTCGCCAACTGCTTCAATCATCCGGTTTATAGCGTCAAAAAATTGTTTGTCAATCTGGCAAACAGCGTCCTGGATCTGGTGAAAAGTATAGCGTCCGCTATCGACGCCGTTTTCGGCTCCAACCTTGCGGGCGGTATCGAATCCCTGCAAGGAAAAATGCAGGATTGGCTTGGCGAAATGCCGGATGGATACAAGGTTATTGACAAGATGGAAATGAAGTCAATCGATGGTTACGCCAGAAAAGGGTACGACATGGGTCAAGGTATTGGACAGGGAATCGGCGACACGGTTTCCGGCCTGTTTTCCACATCTGACCCGTTCGGCGGAATTGATAGTTTTGACATGGCCGAATCCATGAGCGGCGCAAATCTGGGCAAGGTGGACGAGGTTGGAAAAATCAACAGCGATGTCAATATCGCAGACGAGGACATCAAGCTGCTGAAAGACGTTGCGGAAATGCGGTACGTCCAGAATTTTGTCACACTGCAGCCGTCTATTGCCATGAGCGCCAGCGTAACCAAGGAAGCAGATTTCGACACGTTCTACAACCAGTTTGGCGAACGTATCACAGAGGAAGCCTATGCGACCGCAGAGGGCTATTACGGATAGGGGGGATAATATGGCCGATTACGAAATGACATTGAGTATCGGGAACAAAATCATTGTTTTTCCGGTCGTTCCGGAAAAGCTGGCGGTCAAATCCCCCGGAAAGAATGAAACCACGGTTGTCCTTGAACTGGGGGAAATCAACATCATCCGACAAAAGGGCCTGCGCGAAATCGCATGGGACAGCTTTTTCCCCGCCAATATGGGGCCGTATGTAACGGGCAGGGTAGTGGTAAACCCTATCACATACATTAAAGACCTGCAAGCCGCACGCGACCAAAAAAGGCACGGGCGGTTACGTTTGACTGGGTCTGATCTCAACGTCAACATGCTGGTTGCGGTGGAGTCCATCGACTACGACGAGCGGGGCGGAGAGCCGGGTGACATCTATTACAATATCAAGCTGAAAGAGTGGAAAGATTACAGCGCGGTGACGGTATCCACAGTACACGGTAAAAAAGCAGTGCGCAGCGGTACGCCGGCAAAAGCGGAGGAACTGAACCACACCGTCGTGGCCGGTGATTGCCTTTGGGCAATTGCCCAGCAGTATTACGGCGACGGCAGCCGATGGAAAGAGCTATATCAAAAAAACAAAGCGATCATTGACGCCGGAAATAAAGGCACGGGGAACCCATCTTCCACGATTTACGTTGGACAGGTGCTTGTTTTGTAAGGAGGGCCAGACATGCCGCAAATCCTTTATACCAACAGCAGAACAGGCAAGACCCAGGATATCACGACGCTGGTCAGCGCGGCCAGCTGGAAAACAAAGCGCGTCGGTTCTCCGGCACAGCTGGACTTGACTCTGGTACCTGACCATAACGTTAAAATCGTTGAGGGCGGGCGGATTGCCCTTTCCGAATCGGGAAGCGGACTGTTTCTGGGATATGTTTTCAAAATCACGCGGAACGAAAAGGAAGAAACCTCCCTGACGGTATATGACCAGATTCGCTATTTGAAAAACAAGGACACCTATGTTTTTCAAGGCCAGCGGGCGGACCAGATCACGGCGCAGATCGCGGCGGATTTCGGCGTTCGTGTGGGCGCACTGGCGAATACGGGATATGTAATCCCGCAGATGGTGGAGGACAGCCAGACCCTGCTTGATATCATCCTGAAAGCCTTGGACCTTACGCTGATTAACACCGGGCAAATGTTCTATCTTTGGGACGATTTCGGTGCGCTGCGGATTTCCAATATTGCGTCGTCTGCCATCGGCCTGATGGTGGGGGACGAAAGCCTGGCGACAGCTTACACCTATTCCAGCGACATTGACAGCGACACCGCCAACAAAATCAAGCTGGTGCGGGACAACAAGGAAACCAGTAAGCGGGACGTGTATATCGTCCAGGACAGCAACAACATGGACGCGTGGGGTGTGCTGCAGCATTATGAAAAGGTTTCGGAAGAACTGAACCCGGCACAGATCGAGGCAATGGCCGACAATCTGCTGGAATTAAAAAACCGGCCGAAAAAGTCCTTTACGATTTCCGGCCTTTCCGACCTGTCCATACGGGCGGGGAGAAGCATCAAAATCCAGATTTCCAAAATCGGGATCAACGGCTGGTATATCATCGACGAGGCGACCCACGACCTTGTGAAAGAAACCATGACCTTAAAGGTGGTGATTGTTTAAATGGCGATGACCGACGCAATCAAACAGGTGGTCAAGGCGACAATGGACAACAGCGCGCCCATGCAGATCATGTTTGGCGTGGTGACCCAGGAGGAACCGCTTACCATCGTTGTTGAAAACCGTCTGACCATCAGCGGGGAAATGATCGTGGTACCCAAAGAGTATAAAAAAGGCTACTACGACACCCACAAGCACAGATTGGCCGCAGTGACCGGCAGCGAAGAACCGAAAACAGGAGAAGTCAAGCCGCCGGACGGAAGCACGACCACAACGGTGGAAGACCATACCCATGTCCTAAAGGATGAGTATTGGACCAATAACGAGGACAACAGCGCCAAGGAGCGGGAATTTTATTACGGGCTAAAGGCTGGCGAGCAGGTGATCCTTTTACGGGACGCCGGCGGCCAGCGTTTCCTTGTGGTAGGGAGGTTGTAAAAGATGGCTTTGATTCCCACAATGCTGGACGAAACGGTGGAAATCGGGCAGGACAACGCCCAGACCGTAGAAATCCAGACGTCAAAGACCTACAAAGTGGACTGGAAGTCCGGGCGGGTGGTCGGCTATACCGACGGCCGGGACGCACTGGAACAGGCCATATATAAAAGACTGCGGACGGAGCGTTTCGCGTTTTTGATCTATTCCTGGAATTACGGATTTGAAATGGGCCGCCTGTTGGGGCAAAGCGAGCCGGTGGTCCGTGCGGAAGCTCAGCAGCTGATTACCGAAGCGCTGACAGATGACGACCGCATTTCGGCAATAGAGGACTTTTCTATCACCTTTTTGAGCAAAAGGCTGGCGCAGATCTCTTTTACCGCTGTTTCTATTTTTGGCGATATTGATATCACAACGGAGGTGAGTCTTATCAATGTTTGAGGATATGACATTTGAGCGAATCCTGACCCTCTGCATGGCCAGAGTGCCGCAGGCGATGGATAAGCGAGAGGGATCGATCATATATGACGCAATCGCTCCTGCTGCTGCGGAGCTGGCGATCCTGTATTCCAACCTTTCCAACATAATGGACCGGGCTTTTCCAGACACAGCGACCGATATCGACCTTACCAATAAGGCCAAGGAGCGCAGCATCTTCCGGCTGCCGGCGACCAAATCCGTGCGGAAAGGCGTTTTCCAAAACAGCGCCGGGCTGATGGATATCCCAATCGGTACTCGATTTTCCGGCGGTACGGTCAATTACACAGCGACGGCGCGAATTTCCCAGGGAGTCTATCAAATGACCTGCGAGGATGCGGGCATTATTGGAAACGCCTATTTCGGTACGCTGATCCCCATCGACTATGTGTCGGGTTTGGCGAGCGCTGCCCTGGAAGATATCCTGATCCCAGGTGAGGATGAAGAGGACGACGACACCCTGCGGGCGCGGTATATGGATAGCCTTAATTCCACTGCGTTTGGCGGCAATATTGCCCAATACAAGGAAATGACCGAGAAAATCCCCGGCGTTGGGTCGGTGAAAGTGTTCCCGGTGTGGAACGGAGGCGGCACGGTGAAGCTGGTTATTTTGAGCAGCGACGGCGGAGTCCCATCCAGTACCCTTGTGAACACGGTACAAACGACTATTGACCCAGAGGTAAACCAGGGGGAGGGTATCGGCCTGGCACCCATAGGGCATGTGGTCACAGTGGCGGCGGCTACCGGTACGACCATCAATTTATCGTTTACGCTGACCCTGGAAACCGGGACCACATATGACGCAATCAGCGGCCAAATAGAAACAGCTTTGCAGGCGTATTACAACGGACTGATCGACAGCTGGGCGGACGCTGACGCCCTGGTGGTCAGAATCAGCCAGATAGAAAGCCGCATTCTGGATGTTCCCGGCGTTGTGGATATCACGGGGACGACCATCAACGGCAGCGCGGAAAACCTGGTGCTTTCCAGTGTTGCGATTCCAATTATGGGGACGGTGGTAAACAATGCTTCTTGACCGTTGGCCTGACTTTCTGCAGGATATCACCGAGTTTATGGCAATCGCGGACGCATTGCAGCCAGAGTTTGACAAGGCCGCAGAGACTGCTAACAGCCTGCACAACGAGTTTTCCCTCTTTACCCTATCCGATAAAGGGGCGGAACGTTGGGAGCATATAATGGGACTTTCCAGCGCCCCAGGCGATACCCTGGAATCAAGGCGCAGCCGGATATTGACGAAGTACCTTTCACACCTGCCCTACACATACCGCAGCTTATTGCGGTATCTGGATCAGATATCAGGTGGGGATTACAAGGTCGACCTGGACGCGGCAAATTACGAAATCTTTATCTCGGTCCGGCTCATGGGATATAACCAGCGGACCGCGCTCATTGCCGCCCTTACCAACATGCTGCCGGCAAATCTGGTTTTGAAGCTGCAAAGCAAAATCCAGCAGGCGGTGGAAAATGCCCGCGTGATACCGGCTTTGTATATGACCCACAAGGTTTACACCAAAACCAGCCCGATTGAAAGGGGGAACGATTAAATGGCGACTGTGAAGCTTGGTGAAATGTCTGTAAAAAGCACTTTCTATATCAAAGAAAGCGGAGTAAACCAGGAATATATCGTTATCAAGCACAACGCATACGGGACGACTGGGACCCTCGTTATGCGGAAAAAACTTCCTGCCACGGCAGTTTATGGTCCGTCAAACGCAAATTATAGCGGAAGCAACCAGGACACCTACTGTAATTCGACCCATCTTGCGCTGTTTTCCTCTACCGTTCAAAGCGCGGCTATGACAGTAACAATTCCATGCAACACCAAAACCGGGACTGAAAGCTCAGCCTATACCTTGTCCAGAAAAGGATTTTTGCTTTCCGCTACAGAACTTGGAGCGGGAAATTTAACCGTATCACACACAAGGTATCTTCCAAGCGCTGGCGACGGCGAATGGATTTCCGACGTATTTGTGGATAATGATTCAAGAGCCACCACATCAGACGACGGAACAAACGCCTATTATCGGACTAGAACACCACAAAAAGGCGGTACAACAACCCAGATATGGCATATTGCATCGACTGGAGGATTCAGTCGGGCAGCTGCTACTGACGGATATAAAATGCGTCCTTGTTATGTATTCCCTTCAAATACCCTGGTTGTAGACAGTGTTTACACTGGACTTACAAATACCGCGCCCACCGTACCCGGATCTATCTCCTATTCAAGCCCCGAGGCGGGAAAGCAGATGACCGTCAGCTGGGAGGCCAGCACCGACGCGGAGGGGAACGCCATCACCTACACGGTAGAGCGGCAGCTGGACAGCGGCAGCTTCGTCCAGGTTGGGCAGACAACCGGGCTTACCATGCCGGTTTTGGTTCCGTCAGACCAGGGGGCGACGACAATCACCATCCGGGTCAAGGCGGCGGACAGCCTTGGTCTTGAAAGCGCCTACCGGACCGGCAGCGCCTTGACTATCAGCTACAACCACACGCCGACCATCAGCGGCATAGACGGGAGCCTGGGTGCTTGTACGACTGCGCCCACATACACCTACACGGTGGACGACGAGGACGCCGGAGACGTTTTGACGGTTGAGGAATCAATTGAGACGGCGGACGGGTTGACCGAGACACTGCGAACCTTTACGGCGACCCGAAACCAGCAGTATACCGTCAAATGGAATTGCCGTTGCTGGCTGGTTTGCAAACCTGGCACCAATAAGCTGATTATCCGGGTTACCGACAGCAAGGGCTCTTCCGCAACCAGAACAATGACATTCAACCGACCTGTTGGGTGCGTGAGCGCGGCGCGTGCGGTATCTACCGACGCCATGCCTGCAAAAGTGCTTTTGTCTCTTTATCCGTCTCCTGCTGAACTTCCGGGAGATTGCACCATCGAGGCATATGTAACAAATAACCCGTTTGACGATTCTCCGGTATGGGAGGATGTGAGCGGAAAGCTTAATATGACGGTCCACACCTTTTCCAACTCAACCGCCGCGAACGGTTACGGGCTGGGCTATAAATTCTGTATCACCAGGGACGTGGAAACCGTCGAATTTTATCAAGCCGTTTTACGGTTTGCATAACAAGGGAGGGAAAACAGAATGGCGTATTTTGACAGCGTGGTCACGAATTACGGCGCGCAGATTCTTGCGGATATCATTGCAAACGGTGGCACTCTGCATCTGACGAGCGCAGCAGCGGGAAAGGGACGGTATACCGGGAACCCGGCGAATATTACGGCTCTGGTAGACCCGGTTACCATACCGGTTGACATGGGCGAAAAAAGCTTTGACAGCGTCAACGGAGTGGTTCGGATTCCGGTACAGATCACAAACCAGGGTATTTCCCAATCGGTCCCGATTCGTGAGGTTGCCATTTATGGCACCCATAACGGATCGTCCTTTATCTTTGGGTATTCCTGGCTGGTGGGGGATGATTCGGACAATATCATTGACCCGTCACGTTCTGCGGATTCCGCTGACACTATCCACATCCAGGACGTCGGCCTTTTCATTACAAACCAGGAAGCGGCGTCTATCACGATCCAGATCGGCGGGGGGACATACGTCTCACAAAATGAACTGCACATTTATGCAGCAGAAAAGGACCACACTCACCAGGCGTCAGAAATCAGCGAGACCACCGGAGAATCGACCGAGGTTGCCCAGCGCCGTCAGGATTATGATATCGCATCTATCAAGGAGCAGCTGGACACCGGATTCACTGGAACGACCCTGACCCATACCGTCAAGGCGGCGGAGCTGGACGAATGGACTGGGTACAACGGAAGCGGATACCCGGATGGAATTTACGACGATACCAACGCCAGACTATATGCGTAAAGGAGTGGTTTAAATGCCTGCACCTAACTGGTTATCGTGTACGCTCCCATCCGCGGGAGACTGGCGAGGCGTAGAGTACGGGGGCGGTCGTTTCATTGCTTTCAAGCAATCGAGCAACATTGGCGCATATTCGGATAACCGCGGCGCTACATGGAGAGAGCTTACTTTCCCCACCAGTTATTTTTCGACGATCAAGTATTTCCGTGGCAGATGGTATGGCTTGGATTCAAACAATGGCACCGGATTTTCCAGCGCAGACGGTATCATATGGACGTCGTGGACGCTTCCGGTGCCTGATGCCGGATATTGGCGTCACCTGTTTGTATGTAACGACCGGATGTATATGCTTTGCAGCAGTGACGAAACTCAAACGTCTTACTATACCGAGGACGGCACAAACTGGAACCGTGTTTCGATACTGGGTGGTACCTATGTGTCAATGGCATACGGTAACAATGTTTATGTTGTATGCCGAAACGCGTCGTCTTTCGTGATGTACAGTACGGACGGCATCGCGTTTTACACTGCAAACTTATCCTCCGGTAAAAACTCATGGAGAAGCGTCACATTCGGAAACGGCCTTTTTGTAATGCTCAACTACGGCAACAGTAATGTTTTCACTTCTGAAAATGGGCGGCAATGGTCCCCTGTTCCTGTAGCGGCTGAGAACTGGGAAAAGGTCGTTTATGGATCCGGTACTTTTGTGGCAGTAGTCAGCCAAACCGGCGGGGCGTCCACATATTGGAGCGACAACGGAAGCACCTGGGCATCGTCAAACCCTGGAACACTTGGATATTATATGACCGTCGGATATGGGGACGGCGTTTTCGTTATCGTGCCGTATGCCAATTATGGAAACCTTTCCTATAACGCAGCACGCGCCATCTTTAACAGCCCGCCGACCACACCATCCAGCATTACCCACGGGCAGCCAAAGGCAGGAGAGACGCTGACCATCACAACCGGAGGCAGTACAGACATTGACGGCGACGCCGTGACCTATGTATGGGAACGCAGTATCAACGGCGGTTCCTTTACGCAGATCGCCAGCGGTTCATCCCTGACGATTACCGACACAGTGCCGACCAGCGGCGTGAATATTCAGTACCGCGTCAAGGCACAGGACACAAGCGGGGCGGCGAGCGAATACCGCACCGGAGCGCAGACAGCAATCTATTATAACCAGCCTCCGGGGGTTCCCGCTTCGGTCATCTTCGGCCTGCCGAAAGCTGGAAAAACGCTGGCAATCACCTGCGCGGCGGTCACTGACCCGGAAAGCGATTCGATCACCTACGTATGGGAGCGTAGTATCGATGGCGGGATCTGGTCTCAGATCGGCATTACGTCGGTCAATGGTTTTATTGATACAGTACCGAACATCGGCACGACCTACAACGTGCGGGTCAAGGCGGTGGATATCAATGGCAACGAAAGCGGGTACCGCGTCGGAATGGCACAGAACATTGACTACAATGTTCCGCCTACCATCACCGGCACAGATCAGAACATGGGCACCGTATCGGAGCCTTTTTCGTATGCCTACACCGTATCAGACCAGGACGCCGGGGACGTGATCACCGTCGTGGAGAAGCTGGACGGCGCGGAAATCAAACGGTTTACAGCGACGAGCGGGACACAGTATGCGGCGGACTTCTCGTCCAAATGGCAATCCCTTGCTGTCGGTTCCCATCAGCTGGTTATCACGGCAACCGATCAAGACGGGGAAAGCGCGACCAGAACAATCACATTTTCCAGGGCGGTGACGCGTATCGCTGCCCAGAGAGTGATAACCCTGTCCGCCATGCCCAAAAAGGTTTTTCTGTCTCTGTTCCCGCAGCCTGCCGCTGGAACGGCAACGATCACCTGCCAGGTTTGTAACAATCCATATGATTCATCCCCAGCCTGGGAGGATATCAGCGGTAAAATCAATAACCTGGTCCATGTGTTCACCAATGAAACCGCCACGGCGACCCAAAAGGGACTTGCCTACCGTTTTACGATCACGCCGGAAGATGGCCAAACCGTGACGTTTTCCACCGCCGTGGTCCGGTATGTATAACGACAGAAAGGAGCTGGAAACGATGATTTTTGATAAAGAAACCGCCCCGTTTTATTCCCTTTTGGAACAGCGGGCAAAAATGAACGCACGGGAGGGAGCAAAAGCCACCCGAACCGTGGCGCAGACCCTTGCAAAGGCCGACCAACTGCGAAACGAGCAGGCGGACGATATGACCTCTGCTTTCCCTTATTGGGAGTCCGGAGTCTCTTATACTGCTGGTGAGATCGTGACCGACCCAGCAAACGGCCAAAATTATATCGTCGTGCAATCCGTAACCGCAGCGGAACACCAACCGCCCCACGGCGACGGCATGCTGGCGATTTACCGCCCTATACCCAAGCTTTTATCTGATGGGACGTTTATATTCATATACGGACAAAACGTCTTTACGGGCGATATTTGCCGCGATTCCGAGGGCGTAGCGTGGCGTGCCTTAAAAGACATGCTTCCGTGTGTATGGCCGCCCCAGGCGGGCAATGAGTGGGCGCAGCAGACAGTAGGCACGACAGACCCGGCAGACCCGACAGACCCGACAGAGCCGGACGCGCCCGCTGAATGGGTGCAACCGGCCGGTGCTGTTGACGCATACCAGACCGGGGATGTAGTGACCCACAACGGAAAGACCTGGGTGTGTACCGTGGACAACAATGTATGGGAGCCGGGCGTATATGGCTGGTCGGAGGTGGTTTAATTGGAAAATTGCATCACCCGTGCAGAGCATGAGGAATTTGCCAAGCGGATCGACGCGGAAAATACCCGCCAGAACCGGCGCATTGAAGCGTTGGAACAGAGTGTTGACCGGTTTGGCCGGATTGCGTCCTCGGTGGAACGGCTGGCCACCAACATGGAGGGAATGCTCAAGGAGCAGGAACGGCAGGGGGAACGGCTGGACAAGCTGGAAGGCAAGCCCGGCGAAAACTGGAATACGGTAGTCAAAACGGTATTGACTGCCATCGGATCGGCAATCGGCGGCGGAATTATAACCGCGATTGCAGCAGGGCTGTTAAAATGAACCGGCGCAGATGGTACCCAAGACAGATCAAAAAGCCGTGGGAGTTTTCCAAGAAGATGGCCGTATGGGCGGCGGTTATGGCTACGGCCAGCGCCACCGCTTCTTACGTCCTGGCGATCTTCGACAAGCAGACCGCCAGCGACGTCACGACGACCATTTTCACCGCCTGCATCGGCTATTTGATTACCTATGCGGGGAAATCACTGGGCGAAAAAGTGAGCAGAAACAGGCACGGGCTGGACGAAAACGGACAGCCATATGATTACCAGGAGGGAAACGAGAATGTTTGATATTACTGCTATTGCAGAGGCGATTTTGGGCCTTTTGGCCGCCATTATTACCGCAATCATTGTCCCATATATTAAAAGCCGCACAACAGCCGAGCAGCAGGCTCAAATCGATGCCTGGGTAAAAATCGGCGTAACGGCGGCGGAGCAGATTTTCACAGGATCGGGGCGCGGCGATGAAAAGAAAGCATATGTCATTGAATTTTTGAAAAAACACGGGTATACCTTGGACGATGAACGGATCGACGCGCTGATTGAATCCGCTGTCTTTGAAATGAAAAACGGAATATTGGAGTGATAGCAATGCCACAAAAATTGATTTTGCCGATGAACAGTGTCAATGTCAACGCAGGATATAAAATGCCGGCATATACTAAGACGTGGGGTTTTCGGCATTATGGGATTGACCTTGGAAATCCGGACAGGAAAAGAACTGTTTATAGCCCCGGAGACGGAACGGTAATTGCCTGTGGGATGGATGGGGAAACCTCATCGCAGAGGCTGGGGAGATGTATCGTTATCGTTTACCCGGATGTGATCTGCAACAGCGGAAAGCGAACCAACCTTGCGTGCAGGATGTTCCATCTGGACTCTATTGCGGTAAAGGCCGGACAAGCGGTAAAGCAGGGTGATGTGCTGGGCGTATACGGCAATACCGGCGCCAACACATCGGGACCGCACCTGCATGTGGAATTCGATACGGATGTAACATATCCGCAGTATGCTGTTGGAATCAAGTCCAGCGGGAGGGTAATCAAAAAAGGGACCATCGATTCGACGGTAGATCCCGCAAAGGTATGGTATTTAGGTCATGGTCAAACGATCCGGGATGGATGGGGAACATCTGCGCAGCCGACGAGAGGAATCAAACTCGGGTGGCTGGCGGACAACGATATTAATCTTCCGAAAATGTGAATGGATACATAAAAATTACCCGCTTGCCAATCAAGGCAGGCGGGCTATTTTTTGTGTAATTAAAGTATTGTTTAAACAAAAAAAGTGTGTTAATATAATACATATTTATATTATCTATATGCATGGGTTTAATAATTTTGCATTAAATTCTCCATTGAATAGAGATATTGCGACCATCGACAGAAATTGATTCGATAATGCTACGAATTAGAAGCCGTTGAGTATCTAGGTCAGAATCGTCAAAATGATCTCGGAAATTTTGGATATTCTCTAAAAATGCTTGCGTGCGTTCTTCGAAAGAATCTTCTTTATTTTCCAATAATGTAGTTAAAGCCGTTTTTTCTTGGTCAAGTGTTTGGATTCGAGATGACAAGGTTTCGGTAGGAATCGAACCGATTTGATATAGATCCAACAGTCTATTAATTTGGGCCTCAATTTCTTTTAGATGGGTTGTTATTTCTATTTCGTTTGCGGAATCTTCTAAAGATGGCCGGGCATTTTCAATGGCGGCATCCAAAAGATCATTATTATCCAGCAATTCACGGATAGAAGAAATAGTAAGGGAATCTAACTCGGAAATAATCCAGTTATCATTTTTACAATTTGGATCTTTTACATATCTTGGATTTCCTTTTGCGCGGGAATAGCATTTGTAATGTCCGTGACATCCGGAATAGCGGGCACCGCAGCGGCTACATAGGATTACGCCTGACAATAGTGTTTCCGCCCGGGAAGGCTTCGTTTGTGCAGAATTTT